CGACATTACACTACAATAACTGTGGTTCATCTTTCACAGATCTGAGGGGGCAGCCCCCAGACTAATATTGTAGACTTAAATCTGGCAGGCTAAGTAACCCCCTAAACAACAAAGCATTTCTTTGGTGGACTCTGTATGAAAGGCTTCTCTATAAGGCAACCACTATCCTTAAAGAGCATTTCAATTGTAGTTTTTAGACACTACGGGACCCCGCTTGACGCTGCGAGTGCGGTCAACTTCCTATCGTGAAGTATCCTAATACGCCTATTTGCCATCTTAGGTGATGTTGTTTATGAATAATGTAATTTGTTTGCTGAAAAGTCAATTACAAACTATACTGATGATTCGGACCATTGTTAATGCTAATATCCATTGGAGGGATACTCAAGAACACTGAAAAGTTTGTATCATCTGCTCCCGATCTATATAAGTTATGGAAGTGTTTATTAAAAGAAGCACCTGTTATAACCGTATCTCGAGGGGGACTAAAATGAACATACTGTTGAGTCATCGATTCAGACCTAGGTCTTTCCAATGCTAGGACGCCGTCAGAGTAACAAATACAATCACCAACGGCTCTAGCCATAGGTAATGTATATTGAGGAATCTCTACTTCTATAGTACAATTATTGTTAGTATATTGTTGCAACACTGAATGAACTGTATCGGCACAAAAAACATTTGTATAATTGATTGATGAAAGTAAAGTCGTTACTGTTGGGACGTCTAGATGATTTCGCGAATATGTAGTAACTTTGGATGTACCTGAGGAATAATTCGTCAATTCCATAGACATTACGTCTTTCAACCTAACTCCACCCGACCACATTCCATAACATAATGCCCATGTACCTAGTACATCTGACACTCTATACACTGTAGCTGGTAACCTAGTAGGTTCAGCTACAAATATAACGTCTGGTTGTGCGACCAAGATAGGAAGATTTAAAGCGTAAGTATCTCCACTGTTGTTCATCGTGTAATAACGCTTCACGTAAGTTCTCACTGAAGAAACCTTATCACCTATGGAAGTTGAAGAAAACATTACTGGATCTCCCACTACTTTCGAATTACCAATGGTAAATGACACTGAACGCGATGAGGTAATACCACTCTGACGAGATAAAACTCTTACGGGAATCAAAGTATTATTGCTTGGCATTGCCACTTCAAAGTCTTGTCCAGCACAAACCTCTGCAAGAATGGTAACAGTAGAAGCAACAGCTGAAGGTGCTACTAACGGATCGACTATCCTAACCGATAATCTCCCAATAATCTCGGTGAGATGTACGAACGGCGTCGTAGAAATATACGGTACTTGTATGGTAACTTCATCGATTTCACGAATATCAACTATCTGTCTATCTACGTATGCTGGATTGGAAGGTCCTACAAACGCTGGATTAGTAGTAGGAGAAAATTCAAACGATAATCTTCCAGAATGAAACTCAGTCTTGACAAATTTAAATTTGAATATTATAGATCCTCGCCACGCATTGAAGTGTTGAGCTACAAACGCGACTGGTGGGTAATTATAATATCCAGTAGCCAAAAAGTACTGATTCGGAGTCACCGAGTATGTAGTTATTATAGAATCAGCAACAGTTGCAGAGGCCCAGTTAAAAGTGTTAAACCAAGCTGGAATTTGTGTGATGTATGAAAAATCCATTTCATCAACTGCGGTACCAGACGAGCCCGATAAAGGCATGGTCGCTGGGTTAGACAAATATGAAAGGGATCTTACAGCAGAATCACCATCCACGTTCGAATGCCCGTTATTATTAAGAATAACAACTTTGCTTAAGGCATCGCCCTGAGAAGGTTTCGAATAACCAAATATGGATGCTGTTTGAGCTACTCGATCGCTAATCCAAGATGCGCCTAAAGCATAACCCCCTATAAGAGGTACACCCGATAGCTCATCAAAAGCTTTAGCAAAACGTCTAGCAACACCGGATACTGGTCCGGAGTATTTTGAAGCTTCCTTCTTTGAAATATCTTGACCTAAACCAGATTGGGGTTCTACTACACCGAACAATTTAACGTTCTCCAAACTCACATATATAGTATACGGTACTACCGTACTACCTGAGGGAGCAACAAGTGGTGAGTACGGACACAACGATAAAACTCCTAAAATTCTATCGTATGTCCCAGCAATGACCTTCTCTATAGGAAAGAAAGTATCTACACTTGCATATGGAATAACCAATTCTGCTGAAGTGCCTGAATTTATATCGAATTCAACATGCTTCAAAGTAGTACGTTGTACTAGAGTATGTTGCATCTCGTTAATTCTGATTAAAGTTCTGATGTTAGTAGGTTCTGAAAATGCTCCACACATGGGCATCCATACCATCATGTATCTCCCTTGTTGGAATCGGTTAGAATTGAACACAATCTTAATTCTGAAATCGCATCTGATACCATAATATCCACTAAGTTTTTCTCTCCATATCTTAGCATTAGCGTTCGCAAATACAAGATTAGGGAAAGTAACATCAGTAAAAGTCGTAATAGTATCTGTAGTAGCAAAATTACCTGAGGCTAATTTAATAGGCCTCTGTAAGAAAGAATGAATAGATTCCTCAGTAGTCTGAGAATCATTCATGTTGAGATACTTGCTTAATAGAGTTGAATAATAATTTTCCTCCTCTACTTTTACAATAGCATCATCAACAAATTGAGTGGTAGCTAAATTCGTTTCGGTAGCTACCTGCTCTTCTGGGGCGTTGCGGCCAGAAGGATTATCTCCTATTTCTGACTGCATTTCCAGTTCGTGGGTGGAACGCTTGCTTACCTTGGCAGGCTGTCGGATCGGGTTCAATTTCCGACATTTTCTGTTGGCCAACGTTATTTCTTTTCGAGTTGTAAATTTCATAATTATTTAATAAGGTGGCTATCCTAGTTTTTGATTTTAACGCCTTTACTGACGACATCTGTACGTAGATGCAAACGCTTTTTCGGTTGAGTCCGACTATTTATCCCATAGCTGGGGTGTTATTCTACTAGTACCTAAACGAGGTGTCCTTGACAACCTCATTATATACCACAGAATGGTCTGCTGAATAAATTCCTTTGGGTATCATGCCCTCATAATGTTCATGAAGAAGACTAGATAAAATAGGGAACCAATAATCATATGTTGTTCTCCCGTGTAGACTTAACTCACGTAAAACTACACCTACATTATCTACTGCTATTTCATCATCCTGCATTCCTTTCTTGGTCCAATTCAAAATTTCTATAGTAGCACTCAATCTGAGGGGAGCATCGTACAATCTCCTTCCTACTCTAGCGCTTTTTCTAAAAGACCTTTTCAAGAATTCAACTTCAGTTATTTTTCGAAATTTAACTACAGCCTCTCCTTTAGTTTCGGTAGTATATACCATTCCGACCTTTTTCATCAGGTTAGACATAAGTAATTCGTTGAAATAATCTTCATATTTCTCCGAAACCGAATATATACAATCATCTCCGACAGCAATTAGAGTGACATTTTTATTAAATTCACTAATATCCAAATCTCCTTCTAACCAAGCATATCTGAAACATAACTGGTTATACATTGTATTAATTATTATAGTCAGTGGATTACCAGATGGCATAGATGCTATCCATTCATATACAGTTTGTCCATATATATGACGTGAATTGGTTATTTCAGCCCAAAGAGCAGTACGTATCTTATTTCCTTCTTTGTCATCGTGTCCGTACCAAGTATTTATTATATCTAATACCCCATTCAACAAATATGGTTGTTCGTGTCCATCAAATTTACTAAAA